CAATCAATGGTACCACTATGTCTAAAGCACCCAGAATCGTACATATAGACGATACTGTGCCGGGGTGTCCTCCAACCAGACCCGCGGGTGATATTATGTCTTATAGTCTCGTTCTAACCAGACCTGCGTACGTATACGTAAGTGTAACCACGATACTTAATCATAGCGCTCGATCCGATTGTGAAATATATTTCGGATCTACTCATATACAGAGTCATTTAACAGCTGCGGACAATACAGGTTGGAACCCCGTATGTATGACAGCCGGTGGGACAGTACCTGCTGGAACGACTAATATACGATTCCGTTCCAACCGTGCGAATGTCGTCGGGTGTCAAAATAATTGGGGAGGAATGCAAATATTAATTTTTGAAACGTAACTCATGATACGTAGAACACCATTGTTTCCTGGCTTCATCTACAGTCCATATAAACCCCCCAGTTTTCTCGTTGACGGCGTTATGAATATCTACGGTCCATTTAAATAGAGTATCTCTGTCAGTGAGATCAATAGGGTGTGCATCTTGAATATTTTTATGTTCCTCTCTACATATTGGACATGGTAAAACCTTCATGATGAGATCGTAAAATTGTTTATATTCCTCTTTATCCGTTTCAGATGGTATTTCTGGATAACCTATGGCGACTTCGTGTATCGTTCCCCACACGAAACCACCCCATTGTTTATTCACCGTATACTTAACGATTTTTACGTAATTTTTAGTATCAAAAAAATCCATATAATAGTAATGCACGATCCCTTTATACTTAATATGGTACAGAGAGCTTTACAAGCTACCACGAATGTTATGCCCAATAAGTTTTATTTGGACCCCGATTATGATCTCATACAATTTGAAGAAGGATACGATAAACCACCCAGGGAAGTATTTTACGCCAAATATAACGAACTTTTGAATACCCACAAATACAAAGTGTTTCGTGAACAGAGAAATAAAAAACTTACAGAATCGGATTTTATGATGTTATCCGATTATCCCAAAGAAGATATAGAAGAATGGAAAGTGTACCGTCAAGCCCTTAGGGACTTACCCTCGGTAACCGAGGATCCAGAAAATCCCGTATGGCCTACTCCACCCAATGCATAAAAACCTCCGTAAACAGTAGATGAGTGACCCTCTACTCTTTGTGGACACATCAGAGAGTAAAGTCGGTGTAGGCACGAATGCTCCGAATGTTAAATTGCATGTTGGCGGTGGTGATGTTGGAATTGATAGAGACCAAAAATTTGATTTTGGTGCTGGTTACAGTGCTAATTGGTATATTAAACAAAAATCCGACGATAATAAGTTATATTTTGAAAGAACAGGTGGAACTGGAAATGAATTAGTAATTGATACTACCAGAAACGTGGGTATAGGCACGGCATCACCCGACAAGGAATTACATGTCTATGGTAGTATAAAATGCCATAACACTGGTAGTACGGGCACTGAAAATGGATTATTTTTACATTCTCAAGGTGATTGGTACAATCTTTCGCCGGGTAACGACGGATATTTACACCTCCTCGGGGGGGCGTCTGGACAAGGTAACATGTCTGGTAATTTCTCCTCAATGAAGGTCGGAAAATTTATCACAGATGATAGCGTCAGTGTAGGAGGACCCCTGTATGTAGGTATACGAGGTAAAGATGCCGGTGCGGCAAGTGATGGAAGAAAAAACATTTTCATACAATCAACATACGGTGGAAATACATCCCAAAATTACGGGTGGTGGATAGGTGCACAAAATCAAAATTTAAGTTCGACTGACAACGATATGTATTTCAGTGTTGTTAGAAATGGGTCCTATAATCAATCTGCGTATATACAAGATAATGCCGCCAATATTCGAATGAACTTTACAGGTCAACACAGAACCTTCGTCAAAGATACCCCGACTAATCAACTCGTCGATAAGGAAGGTTTAATCGTCTCCGCGAATCAAAATGAGTTCGTTAAAATGAGTGGAGGTGTGGTATATGGTAACGAAGCCATTACCGTCAACGAATCTTTACCACTCGTATCCCTGTCGACCAAGGCGAACGACAAAAAGTGTTTCGGGGTCTTATCAACCACTGAAGATCCAGAAACGAGAAAAGAGGTACACGGTAATTTTGTTTCTAACATGCAAAAGGAAGAAGGAGATACACGTGTATACGTAAACTCGGTCGGTGAGGGAGCTGTATGGGTAACTAACATCAATGGTACTTTGGAGTCTGGTGATTACATCACGACATCGAACGTATCTGGATATGGTATGAAACAGAATGATGATATTTTACATAACTACACAGTTGCAAAGATACTCATGGATTGTGATTTTAACCCAGTCACACAACCGAAACGAATAATAAAAAAAGAACCCAAAATGGTCGATTATTGGATTCTATATGGGGACGTGAAAATAACCGAAGAAGAGTACAATACTTTACCCGATTCACAGCGTAAAATTGCTGACGATGTTCACTATAGAATTGATCAGATGGAAGTTGTGAAGGAAGATCCAGAAAAAGACGGTTTTGTGTATGAACAGAGAGAAGATATAGTGAATGTTTTAGACGAACACGGGCAGTTCCAATGGGAGGATTCGAGTGAAACTGAAAAGGCTTATAAAACAAGATATCTAGATGCAAATGGAAATGTCACAGATGAAGCGAACGCCGTTCATGTCGCAGCATTCGTAGGCTGCACTTACCACTGTGGGTAATAAAAACCTCCCTAAACAGTAGATGAGTGACCCTCTACTCTTTGTGGACACATCGGAGAGCAATGTCACTGTCACAGGTAACCTACATGTTACCACAGAGGTAAGTGGTGGGTATGATACTAATACGACATCATATTTAGGTCGTGCGGCAGTAGGATACTGTGGACATGATGACGCTATGGCTATCTGTCATATTGATTCAAATGATAACGGAGGATACGCACTTTTACAAGAATCAAATGGAGAAACAATGTTAAATTCTGCGTCAGGTCGTCCAGTTCATATACGCCAGGGAAACGTTGATAAATTGACTATAAATAGTTCTGGGATGGCTGAGTTTGCATTAACCCAAAAAAGAAACATTTTTTATGCGCCAAGCAATTGGGGTTACTCCACTAGCAGCACCAGTGATACAACTTTATGGTCATTCAGTCATAATTTTCCATACAATGGATATGTCATATTAAGTATGAATGGTCACTTTACTAATTCCGCTGGAAATCGTTGGGTTTATGCAAAAATAGGTATAGATCATTCAGATCCGGCTGATACTTCAGGGTTTTACGATTTCCATACGGTTGGAGGCGCGGGGAATCACGGGGGGGATTTCCATGCATATAAAGACTCTAGTGTAGGTTGGCAAGATATTAACTGGGGTGGAACCCTAAAAGTGAGCGCCGGTAACCGGGCCATATGTTTGCGTGTCCGTACAAACAGTGGAACCTTGTCCATAAACGGATTGGCAATAAATATGATGTATTTTCCAACTTATATTTTCTAAGCCTCCAGTAAATGGTTAACGAACAATACATTTTACACCCATATTACTCCACCGTGTTTGCAGATACTGTAAGAGAAGTAATGGAAAATCCACCCGTATCCTTTGGACATAGCGGATCGTGGGACACTCTCACATTTCCAGATGGATATGAGAAACCTTCAAAAGAGCTTTTAGAGGAAAGATTTAAAGAAAATTATAGGAATGAGGGGTTCAAATACTTACGGATAGAAAGAAATAAAAAACTCACAGAATCAGATTTTGTAATATTTCCCGATTATTCACACCCTACCCCCGAAATTAAACAGGCGTGGTTGGATTACCGACAAGCCCTTAGGGACTTACCCTCGATAACCGAGGATCCGGAAAATCCCGTATGGCCTACTCCACCCAATGCATAAAAAACCTCCCTAAACAGTAGATGAGTGAACCTCTACTCTTTGTGGACACATCAGAGAGTAATGTTACTGTCACGGGTAACCTCCACGTTACTGATGTAACTGTCACAGGTGACCTCCACGTTACTGATTTAATAACTCTAAATGGAAACGCTGTATTAGACACTTACGATAAAAATCCAATTAGTTCAGTACATGGAATTATTGGTAGAGAACCATTATATACATGGCAGGGTGATCAAACTTTTTCCAATACAGTAGGTGTAAGGAACGAACCGTACAATTATAATAGTGATAGCTCATGGGGTAGAATAAGAATTTATGGGAGCACTACAATCAATGATCATTTTCATTCTATCAAATGGAACTTACAAAATATGACTCAGTTCTATAATTTGAGTCGAGATAACGATGGTAATCTAGCACAACCTTCCTCATATGCGTTGCTTTCTTTACCAGTCAGATGGATAGATAATAAAACATGTTCTCATATGTTTTTTATGAAGATGATAACACGGGATAGATTTGAACATGCATGTGTTTATGTAACGAATGAGGATAGAACAAGTTGGTATAGACTTGGTGTAGCAACTACAAATATGAACGCGACGAGTTTTGATGCGAACCGCGATGCACGACCTTTTCCAGGTCCTGATGGTGGACAATCTCAATCTCACAGTTATCATGAATGGGGAAATTGTAGTATACCACAATATGTAGTGGAAGAGTATTCGTATGCAACAACAGAGGATAATAATAGCCCTCACAACAGAAATATAAATATAGCTGTATGTGGGACTTCGGATGGCAACAATAGTTTCTATCCGTCAGGTATTGCAATGCGTCCAAATATTTACGGATTAACGTTTTGGCAAGCACGTGTTATGTATTTAGCTATGAACGGTGGAACTGCTGTGGGAAAACATTCGGATAATTGGGAAGGATCCACGATGTGTTCTATAGGGCATACGACCAACTTAACTAATTTATATGTCCCTATATGTCCACAAAAAAATCCCACTTCAAATGCATACCCAGATTTTTATATGGGTTATCTGGGACACAGAGAAGACGGTAGATATGAAAACAGATTAAAATTTTTTTTACATGGTAGTGATGGCACATATCAATTTTTAGGGAGACAAGCCATGTGTTATAAAGGAAGATATGGACACGCGTATGTTTCACAATCTCACAGCACCTCGTACCTTACAAGAGCTTCGGGAGTTTATGTACCAAGTCCAGATCCCAAATATATACAAACGATTCAGGGAAGACCTTATTTAAGAATTAGAATTGATGCCCGACAAACGGGTGGTGATTCAACATCTGCAACATCCACACATCACCCCAGAGGTATGTACACGGAAGTTGTATACCCAGATGGTTCTAGTGACGGATATGGTCAAACACAAAATATATATAATATATAAGTAACATGTTACACATTTACGATCAACATGACTTTATATATTCATTTTCTCTAGATGCCCTTGATAGAACCCAAGAGGATTGGACTAATTATACAACGGTAGAATTATTACCACAAAATGAATATACGTTACAGAAGTTTGATACAGAGACAAATACGTGGAAGTATATACGAAGACATTATGTAGATAGTGATCCATTAGATGAATTACTTACATATGAGGATGCACGTAAACGTGATTACCCAAAAATGGAGGACTATTTAGATGGTATAGTAAAAGGCGACACTGAACAAATTGAAGCATACAAAGTAAAATGTAATGAAGTAAAAACTATGTGGGCAAAAGATATGGAACCAATTACATTACATGAATATTTTAGAAGACGTGGACTATTAATTTCTCCCTAAAAAGTAGATGAGTGACCCTCTACTCTTTGTGGACACATCAGAGAGTAATGTCACTGTCACAGGTAACCTCCATGTTACAAATCACGTCGGTATTGGGGTGACGACCCCAGCTACAGAGTTACACTTATTAGGTGTAGGAAATGGTTCGAGTCCTAGGTTGAGATTTGAAACCCTAAATAACGGCGTAAATGGCAATTATACCCCGGGTGGGACGGAGATAGGTGGTATGCAATTTGGAGCGGATGACCTTACTTGGGCTACCCAGCATATGTCTTCGGAGATTGTCGGTATACATGATAGTCCGAATTACAGTGGTGCTCTGGGTACTCTTTCGTTCAGAACTTCCACAAGTCAGGGCTCAAATCCCAGTGAGAAGATGTTAATTTCTCCTCAAGGTTATTTAAAATATAATAACCAACCTCGATTTTCCGCTTATTCTAATAGTTCTAACGGAACTTTCAGTGGATTCAACAGTCCGGTCAAGTTAACCAGTACGCTTTACAATGTCGGTAGTCATTACAGTACCTCTACCGGAGGTTTTACAGCCCCTGTAAGTGGTCACTATAGGTTTTCTGTTGCACCGTGGAACAACAGCGCCTCGGAGCAACAGTACAGTATGTGGTATAGAACGTCTAATTCGGGAGCATGGGATGATATAGCACCTTATAAATTATTAGGAGGATCTGCAACTGGTGATGAAATGATATGGACTAATAGAGAATATCGAGGATTAGGTCATCCTACGTTTGATCTTTATGTCCCAGCCAATTATCAAATAGCGTTCGGTGGACGTGGGGGGGCGTCAGTTACAATTTATAGAGCACACTCATTTTTTTCGGGTGAATTAATTTCAATTGCATAATATATGAACGCGTACGTCTCCCTCGTCCCAGAAACATTAGAAATCGTAGATAGATTTAGAGGTACGCAGAGCGACGTAGAATCTAGATCTTCTGATTTGGAACATGTCATAGTTCCACCGGAAATGAACTCAGATTTCGTAATACCCAGTCGTAATTCAGAAACCGATGAAATAGAATTTACGGTAGATACTCAAGCATTCGAAGTAGAAACTCAAAATTGTATTCAATCTCTATGGGTAATGTTTAGAGGTGAAAGAAAGCAACGTCTTTCAGAATGTGATTGGGTTGTGAGTGTATCCGACTCACCTTTACCACAAGAAAATATTGATGAATGGAAAGTGTACCGTCAAGCCCTTAGAGACTTACCCTCGGTAACTGAAGATCCAAAAAATCCTAACTGGCCTACTCCACCCAATGTATAAAAAA